GTTTGGACTACTTAATAAATAAAAAATTAGATTAGCTAATTAAATAACTCAGAGTCATATTCCTTTTAAAGATCCCTCATTAATAAAGCCATCCACGAAGCTCTGCTAGGAGTTTGATTGGCCCATCTGCTGTCCATCATCTGATCTGATGCTTCAACATAATTGTTTTCTTCCAATGCCTTTTGCATCTTTTTAAAATTCTGTAAGCTACTTCCCATTTGATATGCCATTTCAATTACTATGGTAAAAGCCTCATCTTTTATTTTGTCTTTATCAATAAAATGATTTGCTTGATTGAGAGCTTGTTCAAAATCTTTTTCAAATAAAGCATCCCAACCTTCTTTAGTTGTTGGTGCTTCTTCTCCAGGTAAAAGTTTATGGCCATAACCACCGGTCCAAAAATCTTCTTTTACTTTCTTACCATCTTTAGTTTTGTAAGATAATTGATAAGGTTCTAATTTAAAACCTTCATGCTTTTTTATTCTTTCTTTGAGTTCTTCGTACATTCTATTAGTTTCTCCAAATACCATTTAGCTTTTTCTAAATCTTCAATTCCATTTTTGTTTTTATATCTAGTTACATATTTTACTATGTTACCTTCTAAAAAATTCATGTCATACTCTATAATAAAATCAGTTACTTCAATTTTTTTTTTGTAGTAATCTGGATTTATTTTATCCATGTAGTTTTCCGGTCCACTTTCCTTTATCATTTAATGGCATAGTATGTATATGTGGTTCACAATTTACAATACTTGCCACAGAAATAATAGGTCTTTTTATAAAATTTTTACCATACTTAAATGCTTCATGCTTTGGATCTATTGAACATCCCACACATAAGGCAAAATTAAGATATGTTGGAGAGGACCAAAACTCTAATGATGATTTGGTATGTTGATGACCACATACATAACTCATACCAAGTTCTTTAGAACTAGCTAAAGCATTGGCTTTGAAATGATGTGTGAAAAAAACTTTTGTTTTGTTGGGGAGGGTAACAACTAATTTATCATGCCAAGTCCAGTTCCATTTGGGATTGATAGCAAGTATGTCGTTAATGTGTTTGATAAATGAATTAGGTATTGCTGATTTTTCTGCTAATTTTTGTATGCGTATATCATGGTTTCCCCATAGTATAGGCATAGGACATTTAAAAATTTTTCTCAGATCTTTTATATTTTTTCTAGCAAGATCTAATTCATATTTAATGTTTGGTAACTCTGGTGAATGTAAATGCTGTGATATACTATGTGCATCTATAAGATCCCCAATATGAACTACCATAGTTGGTTTTATTTTATCTCTAATTTTCTTTATCCAGGAAAAATATTCTTTCTTAGCATAAGGAAAATGTGTGTCTGATAATATCAGAATAGATTTTGTATTCATCCGGTCCTTAATAAAGTGCGGAAATTATTTTATAAGTTTTATAAAAACCCAAATAGCTGATAATATGCCACCTATAAACAATGCTACTTTGAGTCCGCCTATTCCCATATTAGCATTACGATTAAGATCTCGTATTTGTTTTTGCATTATTGTAATATCTTCTCTGATATATTTCACATCAGTTTTTAACTCTGCTACATCTTTTTCCCAATTAGACATTATGAACCTATATTTTTAAATCTTTTTATTTCAAATGACTCAAATTCTAAACAATGTGCATCAGCTTTTGTTGTCATTTTATAAAAATCAGATTTTCTTTCATAAGTATTTAAAAATGATACTAAATTTTCCATACATAAATCTTCTGTTTCAAATAATAATGCTTGATATTTTACTGATGGCATTTCTGGTGTATGAAAAAAAGCAACCATCAACCATACTTTAAACATTAACTTTCAATAGCTAATATTATTGCACCACCTATGATGCTAATTGCGTACATTGTAATAATTATTTCCATAAATCTCCAAAGTTAAAAAATAACAATAGCCATACATTAATATTTGTCCTCTAATATTTTTTTTATTTTCATGTTGCCCTCACTATCTGGCTCTAGTTCAGCTAATACTTCACCACATGCATAACGAATTACATTTTCTCTGTTGTCTGCTAAATTTCTTTCAGCTTGTCTTTTGAGCTTTAAACAATCAGATAATCCATTTGTTAACATGTGACCATCTAATGACGAATTGACAAACATGCAAAGTGCGAATACAGTTTTAGTTACCACCATTTGCTCTTACCTTATCTTTAAGTTGTTCTACGTCTGCTTGTAGTTTTAAAACTTGTTCTTTCAAAAATTCAATATTAACCTTGTTGTGCATACCACCCTCTAATTGCTCAGTATGTTTTTCTACCTGTCCTGCTATGTGTTCAATTAACATGAACTGCTCATTATCCGCAGGAAGTGATCCCATTTCACCTCTTGGCCATTTAATTCTAAATTCAGTATTTTTTTCTAAGTCTGCTTCTGCAAGTGTTGATCTTGTTTCTAAATTATTTAATCTTTCAATAATTCCGAAATAAGCCCATACTCCTATTGCTACTGCACCTAATATAGATATTAGGTTTCTCATCGGCATACTTATGGCCGTATTGTCTGATAATTTCATTTACCACAAGTACACATTTCTTCGTTGCCACCGCAATCTTCACAAGGAATACAATTACAATATAATTCTTTGCCACAATCACAGAAATGTTTAGGCATTATAATTTATCCATTTCTTCTTTGACTTTTGTCCATGTAATTTCTGGGTGTGGATTTTCTTTTTGAAAAATACATTCTCCTTTTTCATCAACACCTATAACCCATTCAATACTATTAAAAGTTTCTTCATTAACTTCTGTTACTCCACCATATTGATAACCATCAGTTGTTTTTAGTTTCATTATTGCACGATTAAATTTTATAAAATCATTCATGCTAAAACCTCCATCATTATAAAAGATGATTTGTTCATAGTTCCACTTGTTTGACTACCGCCTACATTTAAAGCTGTATTAACATTACTTGCCATTCCATGCATAGCAAATCTGTATGAAACAGCACCTGTAGTGTTTGGACTTCTTAAAAAACTTCTATTGTATGGGTGGTTAAACCAATTACCATGACCTCCATGGTCATAAATTCCATTAGCTTCATAATCATCTAAAAATTGTGTTTCAGTTCCACCAACAGTTTCATAAAATTTTATTCTTGCTCTACCATTATTATTTGAATCTTGTGCATCAGCAAACAACATAAAATTTACTACAATAAGAATTTTTGATGATGTTGCAGTTGGTGTAATACTAGGTGTCCAGTTTGTACTTCCATCAAATTTTAAAGTTACATTGGAAGTTGTAGCTCCTAAGTTATGATAATAGTCTGTTTCAGATTGGACTACTTGACCAATCTTACCACCACTAAATCTTGCCGAGTTTAATGTTCCACTAGATATATTACTTGCATTGAGGGAAGTTAAATTTGCTCCGCTTATTGCAGGTAAACTTCCAATCCCTGTGCTTCGTACTGTTGTTAATGCCATTCTATACTCCTATTAATTTGTAACCCATAAGATAAGTTTTAGAATTAGCTTGAGTACTAGCTCCTGCAAAATTTAAACTACCACCTGAGTTTTGCATCGCAAACATATCAATATAATCTGAACTACCATTCATATCTATAATAGTTGATACATTAACTGTGTTTGTATAATCGTTGTAATTAAATCCTCTTGCAAATTCACTACCATTTTTTCTGATAACAACTGTCAACATATTAAAATCTGTTCCACTATCTATTCTTGCTTGTGCATACAAAAAATATTTTCCTGCTGTTTGAGGTGTAAATTTGTAAGTAGAAGTATCAAATGCGTTATCAGTATCAAATGCTTCTGCATTTAAAGTTATAGTTGTATCTGCACCTGTACCTGCACTTTGATTTGCATTTAAAAAAGCATAAAATGAAGGAGTATTAGTTATAGAAGATCCATTGTTTTGTAAAGTTCCAACAATATTTGTTGTATCACCAGAAGCACCAATAGTTATCGTATTACCACTTTCATTAATAATATTATTACCAGATAAATCTTGAATAGTGTCTGCTCTAATAATTGAACTCATTTACTTATACCTTTGGGTTGTCTGCTTTTACTTTTGCAATTCTTGTTTTCCACGCATCCATGTCTTTATAGATTTCATCTAATTGATCTCCTATATCGCCATATTCTGCTTTACGAGTTGCTCTAATTTGATTGTTTTGTTCTTGCTTGTCTGCGTCTGCTTCATAACTTGCAAGTTGCTCGTCAGTTGGTTTTGCTATGCCAAGATTCCATTCTTTAATATATGGATTGCTTACGCCATTTATTACGTCATCCTGCAACATAACATCTTTTGTGAAATCTACTGAAGCTACACCATTAGCTGTGCAATACATTTCTATTTTTGTACTTAATTGTGCCATTATGCACCTCCTTTAAAATTTAAATTATGTAATTAATTTATATCCACCAAATTGACATTCATCTTCACTACCACCTCTTAAATTTAAAGAGCCACCAGAATCTTGATAACATTGAACAACAACAGTATCACTTGCAGATAAATGAACTACTCTACCTCCAAAATTAGCACTATTTTCAGTTTGAAAAATTGCTGTCCAGTTTATAGGACTTCCATTTTTCATTAATCTATTCAATGAATAATTTGAATTTGTGCTGCCATTCCATACTAATTGTGAATATATAAAATAATGACCTGTAGATGGAGCAGTAAATGTATTAGACGCAAAAGCACTACCACTATCATATTGCTCAGTATCAAAAGTAACTGTTGTAAAAGATGCATTTGAAATTGTTTGATCTCCACTTTTATACACATGAAAGTAAGGTGTATTTTCTCCACCAACAGTAGCAAAAGACAATGTTCCACTTCCATTAGTTGTTAATGCTTGTCCATTACTTCCACCTTGTAAAGATAGTGATGCACCTGTTGGCAAAGATATTGTATCACCAGATTGTCCAAGTGTGATTGTGCCTGTTCCTGTTCGCTTTAATATTTTATCTACTTTTAATGTACTCATTATACTAACCTAAATCCTTGAAAGATAGACTCACTTGCATCAAAAGTTATTGTTCCACTAGGTGCGTTAAATCTACCATAATATTCTATGTAATCGTTTTGAGATAAATCAAGTACAGAAGCATTTACTAAAACAAAATTTGTCATATAATTATTACTTCCTCCTAAACCAGCAGTTACTATCTCTTTAGATGCTTGGCTTCCATTTTTATAAAACCTACTCCAGTATTGATTTCCATTTGCAGTATTAGGATAAATAGACAATTTACCAATAAGAAAATATTTACCATCTGCAGGTGCTATAAATCTATTATTGCTTGTGTCAAAGACATTATCCGCATCAAACACATCTGAATTAAATGTTGCTTTTGTCCAAGTATCATCAGAAACACTTGATTGGTCTGAACTCATGTGTGCTTTAAAAAGATTTGTTCCAGTAAGACCAAAACCAGTAGCAGTACCAGAGTTTGTTATAGTTGCACCGCTAGGAATTGTAATTGTCGTGCTAGAGCCACCTAATGTTAAATTAGCTCCTGCTGTTAATGTTAATGTATCACCACTATCACCAAGTGTAAGTGCTGTTCCACTTGCAGGAGAAAGTTTGTTAGCTTGTATTTCACTCATTATATCACCACCAATGTTGAATTTGCAGGAACTGTTAAAGTTCCATTTATAGTTACCACCCCAACAAGCATAGCATTACGACCACTTGTAATTGTTAGATCCGTATAGCTTGTAGGATTTTCTAAATAAAATGTGCTTGATAGAGTTGATGCGTTTACAGTTCCACTAGAAGGTGTACCAACATCAATACTTATTCCTTCAGCGATCACAAAATCAATATCTGCTGAAGCAACACTCACTCCATTAAAATCTAAAGTTGCACCAGATACAGTATATGCTGTTACTGGCTCTTGAATAACTCCGTTTACACTTACTAAAATATTTTGTGCTGACGATGGAGAAAAGTTTTGCGAGTTATGTTGTAAAGTATAACTTGTTGCAGGAGAACTTCCTGTTACTGATAAAATTTTTCTATCACCTATGTTTAAATCTCTGCCTATGTAACTCATAATTTATCCAATTCCTCTTGTGTCGGTTTAGGTTTATCAGTTGCTCTCCACTCTTTTATGTATAATCCTTTTTCATCTAAATCATCAAAGATAATAACTTCTTCTAGCCAATCAGGAGTTCTGCCTAAATATGTTTTTATTTTTTCATGTATTTCAGCCATTAGTTTATTCTCCACCCTTCCCAATAAGTCATAATAGGAGTCTGACCTCCTTGCCAAAAAGGTTGGTTATTGTCTGACCTATCGCAATATACTTTCATTATTAACTCATCATTTTGATTTAGTGATAAAGTTCCGCTATTACATAAATTCATTTTTCTAAATCTACTGTTATTTATATTAAAGTTAGTTCTTAATTTTGGATCAGATGCACTACCTACATATATCCCTGCGTTCCATTGTTTACCCTCGTTGTCAGCTCCAGCTTCAATAGCAACATTAAAAGTAAAAAAATAAGTACCTGTTGATGGAACTACATACTTATAGGTAGAAGTATTATAATTATTTCCATTATCATAATCCTCATTACTTAAAGCCATTGTTGTAACAGTTGCATCATTAAAAGTTGTATTACCTGAATGTTTTGTTGCTTTAAAACCAGTTGTACTCCAAAATCCAAAAGATGTACTTGTAATTCCTGTTAAAGATGCACCATTTAATGCAGGAAGTGTTGTTCCACCTAAATTAGATGCGTCTATTTTTGTAAAAGGCATATTATGGTTTCTCCCATACTGTATGTGTTAAGTTACCTTGCTCATCTCTAGCAAGTAATTCATCATATTTAGAACTATCATAATCGGCAGGTATATCTCTTAGCTTTTGCCTATATTGAGTTTGTGCATCTGTCATGTTACCACGCAATACCCACCAATCAGTTTCTTTAAGTTGTAATAATCTTATTTCTTTAATTTCGTTTAATTTTCTGCTGTTACTTTCATTTGTATAAGCTGTTTGTCTAGCATCATATTCTTGTTGTTCTTCAGCAGTTAAATCTCTTACTATTCCATTTATTGCTCTTTGTACCATATTATGATTCCTTTAATCCATATATTGAGTAGTCAGCATTATCTATTGTTCCACTAGCTCCATAAATTTTTATACCTGTGTTATCATTACCAGCTGAGCCATCAATCCATGCACCACCACTTGCTCTATTCCATGT